GAAATCCGACTGCGAAGGGTAGGCGGCTAGAGCCGCGAGTGTGTTGAGTTGAGCCACTAGGGTTGCCTCCTGTCGTGTTCGACAGGGGAACAGTTAATGTGCGACTTTCGCCCTGTCAACTCCAAAAAGGAACAAGCAAAAACGCACCTGATCGCTAGGCTAGTGCTAAATGGCTACGGAGACGCAGGATGTCGGATTTTTGGCGAAAGGCAGGGGTGTTCACCGGGCGGTTGGCCTTTGCCGAGATAGTCATGGCGGTAGTGGATTTGTGTGCGCCGTTGGGCGCGCTCGCTACTTCTGGGCCTGTTTTAGGCTTGGTGGAGCTTTTGCCAACGGTAGCCCTAGCGACTTCGCTTGGTTATCTTTCAAGACGTAAAATGCCGTTGCATTTTGGGGAATGGGCCTCGCGAGCGAGCATTCCCTTAGGCCTATTGACGTATGGGCAAGCGTATAACGCTAGGGCCAGTGGTGTATTAAGTTTAATGGTGATCGTTGCCGGTTTGATTGGCCTTTGGGCTTATAGTCGTGGGGAAACGAAATAGTCGCGTCCGCAAGGTTTACACGTCTTCGCGCGTGTCTATGTCTGCTAGGCGCGCCGCGCTTCTTTCGAGCGCAGGAGGCAAGGCCATACCCCAAAAAGCGAACGCAGAACCAACTGCGTCGCGGGTGCTTATCCAAGCATCGTTTTCGCTATTGTAGCTACCCCAAGTCGAGGGTATCGCGAAGGTTACCGCGTGCGCGGCACAGTATGTGATATACGCGCAAGCGGCCAAAGTAAGGGAGACACGGGCCCACACCCCGTATGGCTTTCCCCCGAACCGATTGACGCGGTTCCAGCGTTTTTCGGAGGTGCCAACAGCTAGGCTTTGGTGAAACCACGCCGGTTTTAGGATTGCTGAAGAGATGTAAAGCAGCCCATACGTGCCCAAAATCACTCGCGTTGCCGTTACCGCCGTGTCGAGGGCATTCACTACACCAACCTTCCAAACCAGACGGGGCGCCCGATCACCTGCACTTCGTCGGCGGTGAAAACTTCGTCGCTATATTCGGTGTTGGTGGAGAACACCCGCAGGCCTTCGCGCGTTATCTCGACATTCTTGAGCAAATGCGCGTCGCCAATGCGCAGGAAGAAAGGCCCGCCGCCCATACGTCGGCAATCGGTGTCGCGCTTGTCGATGAGCACCTGATCGCCTTGCGTGAAGCGGGGCTCCATACTGGTGCCGCGCATTTCGACCATAAGGAAATCACTGGGCCGCCCGCGCAGGGTGCCCTCGATCAAAGAGCGGGGCAGCATGGCAATCTCGCGGTCGCCATCGCCATTGCCCCCGCCGCCCATGCCACCGAAAGTCGGGAACACTTCGACCGCGACATAGGCGTTGGTGTCGGAGGACGCGTTGGTGTCGTGTTCTGCGAGAAGGCGCTCAAGGGGCGCTAGTTCGTAGGCTTTCAAGGGGCGGACTGCGCCCATGATCTTTACGGCTACTGTTCGCGACTTACCAAGCGCTTCCGCGATGGCGTCGTGCTTGATGCCTGCGGCTTTTAGGCGCGCGAGGAGAGCTGAAGGTTCCATGTCAGCTATGTGCGACTATCGCACATAGCTTTACAAGTTCCAAATTGGCTTTTAAGTGTTCGATATACGCACAGTAGAGCGAACCGGAGGCCCATGACCCAAGTTTCTACGATCATCGCCGCCTTGGGCGGCGTGCGCGCCGCTGCAAGAGCCCTTGGCGTGCCCCCCTCCACTGTCCAGAGCTGGAAGCGTGTAAACGCCATACCGCATTGGCGGCAAGCGGCGGTTGACGCCAAGCTGGCCGAGTTGTCGCAATGAGCGATGCGGAGAAAAGCTGGGGGGCATCACCTGAAGAATGGGCACATTTTGACCTGGTGCTTGGTCTAACCGAGGACTTGTTGCCTGTGGTTTCCAATCCGCAGGCGGTCATTAGCCCGCTTTCGAAAATGAAGGGACTGGGCAAGACCCCGAGCATTTATAACCCCAGCCGCAAGGTGGCGGGCATCCCGGAGTGGACGACCAAGCGCGCCAGTGGCGCCGAGGTGGACCGCTGGGCAAAGGAAGGTGACTATGGGCTTTGTCTGCAAACGCGCGGCGTGCGCGCGCTCGATATTGATATCGACGATGCGGCGCTTGCCGCGCGCGTGGCGGAGCGTTTCGCGGCGCTGGTGGGGGCGGAGCTTCCCACGCGCAGCCGTCAGAACAGCGGCAAGCGGCTTCTCGCTTTCCATGTTCGATCCGCCAGCGGTGGCTCTGGCGAAGATGCTAGCGCAGACGCGGGCATGGGAAAACGAAGTTTTCGCCTTGATGGCGGACTTGTCGAGTTCCTCGCCGATGGGCAGCAGTTTGTCGCCCTTGGCACCCACCCCAGCGGAAGCCGATATGCGTGGGCTGGCGGGTTGCCCGATGAGTTTCCCAGCATCGGCGCGCCAGCGTTCGAGGCGGCGTGGCAAATGCTTGTCGACGAGTTCGCAACCGCGCCAGCGACCGCCGGGGTGTTACGCAAAAAGGGCGAGACTGTCGAAGGCGTTGACGACGCGGTGGCCGATTGGCTTCTCGACCAAGGGCTAGTGCTGGGCGAGGGGCGCGACGGCGCGCTCTATGTCGATTGCCCTTGGAAGGGCGAGCATAGCAACGATAGCGGCATTACCGAGGCGGCGTGGTTTCCGGCTGGCACCAATGGCTACGAGCGCGGCAACTTCCGCTGTTTACACGCCCACTGCGACGGGCGCGGCGCTGGAGAATTCGAGCAGGCGGTGGGTTACACCACCGACCTGTTTGAAGCTCTGCCGCCTGCGGGCGCTGGCGATGGTCCGCCCGACGAAAGCGCGAGCCGACCGGGGGCGCAAGTGTTCGACCGGGGCGACCTGACGCTGATCGCGCAGGCCTCGCTGCGCAAGCGCTGGCGCGTTGGGGAGCATGCTACTTTGTTGCGCGCCTGCGGTGGCTGGTATGAGTGGGGTGGCAAATGCTATGACGAAGTGGGCGACGAGGAAGTGCGCAGCGACCTATGGCGCTATCTGGCGGGCGTATCGACGCGCGACAAGAAGGGCAATATTGTGCCCTTGCACCCCACCCGCGATTATATAGGGAATGTGGCCGACGCGCTCAAGGCGGTGGCCGAGCAGCGGGGTGCATGTGCCCCGTGCTGGCTGCCCGGCGGCGCGGGGCCGGACCCGGCCGAGCTGGTGAGCCTTGCCGACGGGGTGCTTTACGTGCCCGAGCGTAAGCTGTTGCCGCACTCGCCCAAGCTGTTCACCCTCAACTCGCTGCCTTACGCCTGGGGCGACAGCCGTAAGGCGCCGGGGGGGTGGCTGGACTTCCTCGAAGCGGTGTGGCCGGGGGATAGCGAGGCGCAGGAGACCTTGCAGGAGATGTTCGGCTATCTGCTGACAGCCGACACCAGCCAACAGAAAATGTTCATGGTCATCGGCCCACGGCGGTCGGGCAAGGGCACCATCGGGCGCGTGCTGTCGGCCCTGATTGGCCAGCATAACACCTGCGGCCCGACCATGCAGCAGCTTACCGGAGAGTTCGGGCTTGAGACGCTTATCGGCAAGCTGGTGGCTCTGATCCCCGACGCGCGCGTGGGCGGAGGGACTAACGTTCAGGCCATTGTCGAGAAGATGCTGATGCTTTCCGGCGAGGACAGCATGACCATCAACCGCAAGAACAAGTCGTTCTGGACCGGGCGCCCGACCGCGCGCATCGTCATCCTGTCCAACGAGGCCCCCAAGCTGGGCGACGCCAGTGGCGCCTTGCCGGGGCGGTTCATTGTGCTGTCGTTGCGCCAGAGCTTTTATGGGCGCGAAGACAGGGGCCTCACCGGGCGGCTGCTGGCCGAGTTGCCCGCCATATTCCGCTGGGCGCTCGACGGACGCGACCGGCTCGCGGCGCGCGGGTATTTCCGCCAGCCCGATAGCGGCCTTGATGACGCCGACGAGCTGGGCGAGCTGGGTAATCCCATGGCCTCTTTCGTGGAGGACTGCTGTGTGCTCGACCCCGAGGCGAGCGAAGCCACCGACCATCTTTACGAGGCGTGGCGCGACTGGTGTGGGCGCTCGGGCCATATGGCGGGCGCACGCGAAACGTTTGGGCGATCCCTGCGCGTGGCGTTTCCGCAAATCCAGCGCGTTCGCAAACGGGCAGATGAAAGAAGGTATTCTTACGCGGGGCTGCGCTTGTCGGACGAAGCGCGTAAAATTTTGCTTATTGGTGGAGGGTTATAACCATGAACACGCAAAAAGATGCAAGCTACGGTGGGAACGTCCCTAGTGTCCTTAGTGTCCCTAGAGGACAGCCACGCGTATATGAAATTTGTTGGATTAGGGAGGGCCAAGAGAAAACATATGAGGGGAATAGGGCTGTCCCCCGGGGACACTGGGGACACTGGGTACAGCCCAACACGCAAAAAACTACAAGTTCCTCTTCGCAGGAGAACGCGCGATGAGCGACATTCTCGATGATCTCCCCGGCGGCCAGCCCGCGCCGCCCAAGCGGGAGCCCACACGCATCGTGGGGATTGACGAGCGCGGCAACCGCGTGGGCGAGGACCACCCCCGCGCGAAGCTGTCCGACCATGAGGTCGAGCTTATCCGCGAATTGCACGAAGGCGGGATGAGCTGTGCCGAGATTGCCCGCAAGTTTGAAGTGGCCAAGAGCACGGTGTCGCTCATCGTCAATTTCAAGCGGCGGGCGACCGCGCCCATGGGCTTTCGCCGGGTGCGCATGACCGATGGCGCCGCGCGTATTATCGGAGGGCACGTGAAGCCGACCACCCGCTAGACGTTCACTTGGCCCCCGCTCTTGTCGGCAGAGTGCGGGCCATGACCCTAACCACCGCCTCGCCCGAAAAAAAGCGCAAGTTCCTCGCAGCCCTTGCCGACACGTGCAACGTCACCAAGTCGGCAGGGCTGATCGGCACCAGCCGCGAGACGGTCTATGAATGGCGCAAGAAGGACCAGGAATTCGCCGCCGCATGGGAAGAGGCCCGAGCCCTTGGCGCCGAGGCACTTGAGGATGAGGCAATTCGTCGTGCCTTTGAGGGCTTTGACGAACCGCTTAGCCACAAGGGATACCTCACCGGCGACGTGGTGAAGCGCACCAGTGACACGCTGCTCATTTTTCTGCTCAAGGGGGCCAAGCCCGAGAAGTACAAGGACCGTGTGGCCAATGAGCACAGTGGCGCGGTAGGCGTGGTGGCCGCCGATATTGACGATGAGGCCGCAGCCGACAAGCTGGCCGCGATCCTTGCCAATGTCGCCGAGCGGCGGGCCAAGTCTGCGGAGGATTTGGCTTGATGCTCGCCCACCTCGGCCCAATCACGCATGTGACAATCCACTGCACGGCCACGCCCGAGGGCCGCCCCAACACCGCTGCCGAGGTGACGCGGTGGGATATCGCCCGTTTCGGCCAACCTAGCTACCACTGGGTTATCGAGCTGGACGGCGACGCGGTGCGCACTCTCGCGGATGACCAGAGAGGCGCGCACACTGGCGCGCACAATACGGGCAACATCGGTATAAGCTACGTCGGCGGGACCGAGAGCTTGAACGCCGGAGGCAAGCCCAAAGACACACGCACGGCGGCGCAGAAGGCGACCTTGCGTCGTCTGGTTGCGCAGTACAGCGCGGCGCACCCCGGCGTGGTTGTGCTGGGCCATCGCGATTGGCCCGGTGTGGCCAAGGCGTGCCCTGCGTTCGACGTGGCCACCGGTTTGTGAGTGGGCTACTCCACCGACGAAATACGCGCGCTGCTGCCTCACATGACGGCGCAGGAACGCGCGCTTGTTGCGGCGCTGCTTGCCAAGCTGGATAGGCCTTGGTTCCCTCTCAAGGGGCCACAGACGATGGCCTACGAGAGCGCGGCGGATATCATTGGGTACGGTGGCGCGGCGGGCGGCGGCAAGACCGACCTCGCTTGTGGGAAGACCATCACCAAGCACCAGAAAGCGGGCATTCTGCGCCGGGTGGGTACAGAGCTTACCGGCATTCTCGACCGCTTCACCGAGCTGCTGGGCGGCTCGCGCGATGGTTATAACGGGCAGGACAAGATTTGGCGCACCAAGCGCTATGACGGCAAGGCTCTGCAAATCGAGTTCGGCGCCGTGCCTAACTTGGGCGACGAGAAGAAGTGGCAAGGGCGACCACACGACTTGCTCGTGTTCGACGAGGCGGCGAACTTCCTCGAACAGCAAGTGCGTTTTCTGCTTGGCTGGCTGCGTTCCGTCGACCCGACGCAGAAGTGCCAAGCTCTGCTCACCTTCAACCCGCCGACCAGTGCCGAGGGGCGGTGGATTATCGAATTCTTCGGGCCATGGCTCGACAAGAAGCACCCGCTCTATCCCGCCCTCCCCGGCGAGCTGTTATGGGCAGCCATGGTGCCCGGAGAGAATGGCGTATCGCGCGATATGTGGGTGGATGGACCTACACCCTTCGTGCTGGTCGACGGAAAGCCCAGCTACGACTTTGCCCCCGAGGCCTTTGCGCCCACCGAAATAATTCAGCCCAAATCACGCACGTTCATCCCTTCGCGCGTGACCGATAACCCCCACCTGTTTGGAACGGGATACATGTCCACCCTGCAAGCTCTGCCCGAGCCGTTGCGCAGTCAGATGCTCAACGGTGATTTCCATGCGGGGATGGAGGACGACCCGTGGCAGGTGATCCCGACCGAGTGGGTTGAGGCGGCGCAGGAGCGTTGGCGCAAGCTGTGCCCCACGCCGCGCATGGACAGCATGGGCGTCGATGTGGCGCGGGGCGGGCGCGACAATACGGTGCTGGCCCGCAGGCATGGGGTATGGTTCGACGAGCCGCTCGTCTACCCTGGCACAGCCACGCCCGACGGGCCAAAGGTGGCAGGGCTGGTTATCGCCGCGCTGCGCGACCGGGCGCCTATCCACATCGACGTAATCGGCGTTGGCGCCAGCCCATACGATTTCCTCAACGTAGCGCGTCAGCAGGTACTGGGCGTCAACGTGGCCGAGGGCAGCACCGCCCACGACAAGTCGGGCCGCTTGAGCTTCCTTAACCTGCGCTCCGAACTCTGGTGGATGATGCGCGAAGCGCTGGACCCGACCAACAACACCGGCATCGCGCTACCACCGTCCGGGCAGCTTTTAGCCGAGCTATGCGCGCCCAAGTGGCGCCTGCAAGGCCCGATTATCCGGGTGGAAAGCCGCGAGGAAATTATCGCGCGCATTGGCAAAAGCCCCGACCTCGCCTCGGCTTTCATCCTTGCGTTGATGGACACGCCGCGCATGGCGGACCTCGAACGTTCACAAGGCGCGAAAGCGGCGGACTACGATCCCTACGCATAGCCGTAGGAGCCTGTCGACAGTGTGCGACCCCGTTACCATAGCCGTAAGTGCGCTCACTGTTTCGACGGTTGCAACGGGCGCTGGGATTTATCAGGCCAGCGAAAGCGCAGCCGCCCAATCGCGCGCGGCAGCGCAGGCCGAGAAGAACGCCGCTGACACCAAGGCGGCCAACGAGCGGGCAATCAACGCGGCCAACCAGAAAAGCCCCGACCTTGCCGCCATCGCCGCCACCAACCGGTCGCTGGCTTCTGGGGGCGTCGGCTCCACCATGCTCACCGGCCCGACGGGCGTAGCCGCTGGCTCGCTTGATCTGGGCAAGAACACGTTGCTGGGGCGCTAATGGACCACACACCTCGCAACCGCTACGAGCAACGCTGGACCGCGCTCAAGAGCGAACGCTCTTCGTGGTTTCCCCATTGGCAAGACCTGTCGCGCAACTTGCAGCCCCGTTCGGGCCGCTTCTTCGTTACGGATCGCAATCGCGGCGGCAAGCGCCACAACGCGATTTACGACAACACCGGCACCCGCGCGCTGCGCACATTGGCCGCAGGGCTTATGGCTGGTATGACCAGCCCGGCGCGCCCGTGGTTTCGGCTCACGACAGCGGACAGCGACCTTAACGCGCACCATGATACGCAGGTATGGCTCGCCAACGTGCGCAAGATCATGCTCGCGGTGTTCGCGCGTTCGAACACTTATCGGGCCTTGCAGCACTGTTACCTTGAGCTTGGGCTATTCGGCACGGCGGGCAGCATCGTTTTACCCAATTTCCAGAAGGTTATTCACCACTATCCCCACACGACGGGCGAATACGCCATCGCGTGCAACCCCGAGGGGCGTGTCGATACCTTCTACCGCGAGTTCCAAAAGCCCGTGAACGAGGTGGTAGCCGAATACGGCTACGCCAACTGCACCCCTGGCACCCAGCGACTTTATGACGGTGGCAATCTCGACGCATGGGTCACGCTGCGCCACGCTATCGAGCCGCGCGAGGATCGCGACCGCACCAGCCGTGACGCGCGCAATATGCCCTGGGCTTCGATCACGTGGGAGGCCGGTTCGCCCCCGGCGCGATATCTGCGTGAAAGTGGCTTCAAACACTTCCGCGCGATAGTTCCCCGGTGGGAAGCAGTTGGCGGAGATATCTACGGCGCTTCGCCTGCGATGGACGCGCTCGGCGACGTGAAGCAATTGCAGCACCAGCAGCTCCGCAAGGCGCAGGCCATCGACCAGATGGCGCTCCCCACGCTGCAAGCTCCCCCGTCCATGAAAAATGACGGCTTAAATCGCATCCCCGGTGGCGTGGTCTATAGCGAGGGTGCAGGCGCGAACGGGGGCGTGCGCAACCTCTACGACGTGAGGCTCGACCTCAACCACCTGCTCGCGGATATCAACGATGTGCGAGGGCGTGTAAATGCCGCGTTTTACGCCGACCTGTTCCTTATGCTGGCAAGTATGCCGTCCGATGGCAGCATGACCGCAACCGAGGTTGCCGAGCGCCACGAGGAAAAGCTGCTCATGCTCGGCCCAGTGCTTGAGCGTTTACACGACGAACTGCTCGACCCGCTCATCTCGCTCACGTTCTACGACATGCTCGACGCCGGATTGGTGCCGCCGCCGCCGCCCGAAATGCAGGGGCAGCCGGTGCGAGTAGAGTTCGTATCGACCCTCGCGCAAGCTCAGCGCGCGGTGGGCACCAATTCGCTCGACCGCTTCGTGTCCAACCTTGGCGTGGTGGCGCGTTTTCAACCTTCTGTGCTCGACAAGTTCGATGGCGACAAATGGGTGGATAGCTACGCCGACAGCCTTGGCGTCGATCCCGACCTTATCGTGGGCGACAAGCAGGTGGCACTGGTGCGCGACGCGCGGGCCAAGCAGCAGCAGCAGGCTGAGCAACTCGCAGCCGCAAACCACATGGCCGACACAGCGCAGAAACTGGCGCAGGTGCCGACAGGCGGCGGTCAGCAAAACGCGGCCAGCGACCTTATGAACCAGTTTTCGGGCTACGGCTCGCCTTCACCGGAGCAATATTAATGGCCCTCGCTGACCTCACCGCTGTTCGGGATACCGACGACTGCTATCCGGGCTGTGGCCCTGATATTTATGGGCTTTGCCTTAGCCTTGACGACGCGCAGTGTGCCGCACTTGGCATCACAAAGCCGCCTCGTGCGGGCGTGATTATGGGCCTCAACGCGGTGGCGGTTGTGCGGCGGGTGTCGGAGGAAATCGACCAAGCCGGAGACACCGACAAGGAGGTGTGCTTGCAGCTCCAAATTACGCATATGGAGCTTAAAGACCCGCCCAAGGGCATGAACACCGCCAAGGCGCTCTACGGGTCCGACTGATGCGGCCTCTACAGCTCGACGCCGAGTTGCTGCGGTATTGCACCACCGACCGTCAGCGTGAAGTGGTGCAGGCCGTGATTGACAGCGGCGGTGCCCGCGCGGCGGCGCGCGCGCTTGGCTGCAACTACACGGCGGTGGTCAACATCGTGACGCTGGTGCGGGGGAGAGCTGCGGGGAAGGGCTATGCGCCCGAGAACGATCTAACCGTGCCAGTCGCCCCCGGCATGAAGCTCGCTCGCCACGCGCAATACTACGACGGGGATGGTAAGCCTCGTGGCAAATGGGTAATCCAAACCCCTGATAGCGAAGCGCAGGCGCAGTTCCATGCCGCCATGGTCGCTGCGCTCAAGGCCGAAATCGTGCCTTTGCCAAATATCGCGCCGCCGCGAGCGACGCTTGACGACCTCCTTAACGTTTACACGTTCACGGACTACCACTTCAACATGCTTGCGTGGGGGGAAGAGGCGGGCGACGATTGGGACATGACCATCGCGGCGCGGGTCTTGCGACTTTGCTTCCGGGATATGGTCGACCGTTCGCCCCCGGCGGGCACCTGCGTTATCGCGCAGCTTGGCGACTTTGCGCATACCGATGGTTTCCGCAATGCCACGCCCACCAGCGGGCACGAACTTGATGCGGATAGCCGCTATCCCAAGGCCGTGAGGGCCATGCTCTATGCATTGCGGGATTTGATCGAATACGCCGCCGCCAAGCACCAGAAGGTTGTGGTGCTGCTGGCCGAGGGCAACCACGACTTGTCTTCTAGCGTTTGGATGCGCGAAGCCTTTGCGATGTTTTACGAGGGCAATCCGCGTGTCACGGTTATGACCGACCCCCAGCCGTATTACGCCTACGAATTTGGCCAGACATTCCTCGGCTGGCACCACGGGCACCTTGCCAAGAAGGCATCGCTGCCCCTTCTCTTCGCTACCGACTTCGCGCCCATGTGGGGCCGCACAAAATATCGGTTCATCCACACCGGGCACGAGCACCACGTTGACGTGAAGGAACACGCTGGCGCCGAGGTGCGACAACACCCGACTTTGGCAGCCAAGGACGCCTACGCCGCGCGCGGAGGCTGGCGCGCCATGCGTCGGGCGATTGGTATTACCTATCACCGCGAGCATGGCGAACAAGGCTCGGTGACCACCACGCCCGAGATGATCGTGCCCTAGCGTTCACTTGCCCCCGAAAGGGTCGGGCATCGTCGTTAGCGATGAGTTCACCGGACCCCTTCGAGGCCGCTGCTGCGGAACTGGACCACGCCTCCGTCGAGGATACGCGGCAGCAGCAATTGGAAGCCGAAGCGGACCTCCGGTGGCTCATCACCGAGTTTCGCGGGCGCCGCTTTCTGCGGCGTCTCCTCGACGACACTGGCGTGTTTCGCTCGACCTTCACAGGGGAAGCCATTGGCGCCGCGTTCAACGAGGGACGGCGCAACATCGGGCTGCAAATTGTGGCCGATGTTGCCCGTACGGCGCCCGCCGCACTCGGTTCGATTTTGACCGAGGAACAATATGGCTGACGGCACTTCCGACCCGACCCCAAGCTCCGCAGAAGCCCCCGCGCAAAGCGATGGCGGCACGCTGCTGACGGCTGCCCCCGCAACGCAAATCCCCATCGACGAGCGTAAGCCCGACCAGGGCGAGGGCGACAAGACCCCTGACAAGGGAGAAGGCGCCAAGGAATCTACCGGCGAGGCCGAAGGTGATGAACCTGCCCCCGGCGCGCCCGAGGAATACGCGGATTTTGCCGCGCCCAATGGCGTGACGCTCAACGCTGAATTGCTGGCGGCCTTCAAGGAAGCGGCCAAGGCCGACAACCTGCCGCAGGACAAAGCGCAGCAATACGTCGACCTCGGCGCCAAGATTTTACAGCAGCAGGCCCAAGCACAGGCTGACGAAATCCTTGCCATTCGTGGTGAGTGGAAAACGTCAAGCGAAGCACAGTTCAGCGCAGAGCAGTTCGCTGCCGCGCGTGCAGGGCTTGAGGCCCACGGCACGCCCGAACTGGTCACGCTGCTCGACCAATCCGGCCTCGGAAATCACCCCGAGATTATCCGGCTGCTCGTCAACGCGGGGGCTTCCGCGCGCGAAGACAAGCTCGTCCCCGGTCGCGAACCGGCGCCGAAACCCGCCACTTTGGCGGGCCGTCTTTACCCCGAACAAGCCGCGTAAGGAGCCTAGGCCATGGCCGTTCTCAATACCGGGCAGCTCACCCTCGCCGATTGGGCCAAGCGCCAAGACCCTGAGGGTCGTATCGCCGCCGTCGCCGAGCTGCTGTCGCAGACCAACGAAATTCTCGAAGACGCTGTGTTCGCCGAGGGCAACCTTGCCACCGGCCACCGTGTTACCATCCGCACCGGCCTGCCGAACGTCTACTGGCGCGCGCTCAACGCGGGTGTGCCGACCAGCAAGTCGACCACCGCGCAGGTTGATGAGCAGTGCGGTATGCTCGAAGCGCGTTCGCATATCGACGTGCGCCTTGCCGCCCTCAACAACAACACCGCCGAATTCCGCTTGTCCGAGGACGTGGCCTTCCTTGAAGCCATGAACCAGACCCAAGCGCAGACGATGTTCTATGGCAACCCCGGCACCAACCCGCTGGGCTACCTTGGCTTTGGTCCGCGCTACTCTTCGTTGTCGGCGGGCAACGCGCAGAATGTTATCTCGGCTGGCGGCGCATCGTCGAACAACACCTCCATTTGGCTGGTGGGCTGGGGCGACAACACCGTGTTCTGCCCCTTTCCGAAGGGCTCGCAGGCAGGCCTCAAGCACCAAGACCTCGGCGAAGAGAGCGTGCCGGATGGCAACGGCGGCTGGTATCAGGCGCTGCGCACCCTCTACACGTGGGACAACGGGCTGGTCGTGCGTGACTGGCGGTATGCGATCCGCATTGCCAATATCAACACCGCCGATCTGCTTGGCCAGAGCGGCACGCAGGCGGCGGCCGCCGCAACGGCCATCATCAACTTGATGGCGCGCGCGGTTGATCGCCTGCCCTCTATGGGCATGTGTCGCCCGGCCTTCTACATGAACCGCACGGTGCATTCGCTGCTCCGCGTCGCGGCTATGAACAAGTCGTCGCAGGTGCTGACGATTGAGAAGGGCCTCAACCAGTTCGGTTCGTCGTCGTCGTGGACCTCGTTTGATGGGGTGCCTCTGCGCCGCGTCGACCAGCTCCTCAATACCGAAGCCGTCGTCAGCTAAGGACAACTGAGCAATGGCAATTCTTGATGCTTTCAGCCTGTTTTCGGGCTCCTACGCCAGCGGTGCCCTGACGGGTCAGACAGTCACCGGCACCAACACCACGGTGAATGGCACCAACGTCTACGATACGCAGGCGGGCCTTACCCTCAACACCGGCGGCCAGAACGTCGACCTCGGCAAGGGTCAGGAGTTTGATGTCGAGTTCGATATCACCACCGCTTTTGTCGGCGCCACCTCGGTCGAGTTCCAGATTGTTAACGCGGATGACAACGCGCTGGCAACCAACGCGACCACGCTGGCCTCGACCGGCGCGGTTGTGCTGGCGCAGCTCACCGCAGGGACACGTATCTCGGTAGCTGTGCCGAAGGCCGACCCCCGCACGGTCCGCCGCTATGTTGGCGTGCGCTACGTGATCGTCGGCACCGGCACCGCTGGCGCGGTTACGGCGGGCTTCACCACGCTTGCCAGCGACCTTCCGCAGCCGACTTACAAGTCTGGCTTTGCTGTTCTGTAAGGAGGTTCTCTCATGGCTCAATATCGCGTTCTCGAAGTAAGCTTCATCGAAAACAGTCTGCGAAAACCCGGCGATATCATCGAGTTCGACGGCCCCCCCGGTGCCAACCTCGAACCGGTGGACGCCGCCGCGAAGAAGGCTGCCAAGGCAGCCGCTGACGCCGCAGCCGCAGCCGCAGCCGCTGCTGCTGCTGCTGCTGCTGCTGCTGCAACGGCTGCCGAGGCTCCCCCCGCCGATCCGGCGTTGGCCTAACCCGCCGACAAATGGGCGATAGCCCCGATGGGAGAGGGGGCCGCGTGCCCCCTCTTTTTCGTAGGAGACGAGCGTGGCCACTGAAATCAGCATCTGTAATACGGCCTTGAGCCACCTCGGCGACGAAGCTGGCGTAGCGTCAATCGACCCGCCCGAGGGTAGCCCGCAGGCTGGTAGCTGCGCGACGTTCTATCCCATTGCGCGCGACGAAACCCTTGAGCGGCACACGTGGGGGTTCGCGACTGCAGAGGTCGGGCTGTCGCTGCTGGGCATCACCCGCCTTGGCTGGGATTATGCCTTTGGCGCGCCGAGCGATATGGCCAAGGCGCAGGCCCTTTTGCCCGAAGGGTGGACGAAAGGCACTCCCACCGCAGAATTCACGATTGAGGCAGACGATAACGGCAATATCGTAATCCTGACGAATGAGGCTGCGCCCACGCTCAAATACACAAGGCGTATCATCGACCCGGCGCGCTTCTCGGCGCTGTTCGTCTCGGCAGTTGGGTGGAAGCTGGCCTCGTTGCTTGCTGGCCCGGTGCTCAAAGGTGACGCTGGCCGGACCGCCGCCGCCGAGTGCTTCAAGATGCACGAGTACACTCTGGGTCTCGCTGCTGGCAGCGATGCGAACGGGCAGCGTGTAAACGCCCCCCATCTTCCTCCTTCGATCAAAGCGCGGCTATGAGCAGCAACCCCCGCACCTTCTTGCGGTCCTTCGCGGGCGGTGAACTTACTCCCGAATTTTTCGGGCATATCGACGACGCGAAGTTTCAAACAGGGCTGCGCACCTGCCGAAACTTTGTTGTAAAGCCGCACGGCCCAGTAGAGAACCGGGCGGGCACGGCCATGGTGCGCGAGGTTAAGGACAGCACCAAGAAGACGCGCATCATCCCGTTTGTCTATGCCTCGGATCAAAGCCTTGTTATCGAGGTGGGCGCGGGATATTTCCGTTTCCACACTCAAGGCGCAACGGTGCTCTCTGGCGGCGTTCCTTACGAGGTGACGAACCCTTACGCGCAGGACGATCTGGCTGGTATAAAGTTCCTTCAGTCCAACGACGTGGTGACGTTGACGCATTCGGGTTACCCACCCGCAGAGCTTCGCCGCCTTGGTGCCACGAACTGGACCTATACCGCGCTGTCTTTTGCTTCGGCCCTTTCTCCGCCCACCGGCATAACAGCATCGGCAACCCCGGCCACGACTAGCCCCGGCACACCGACCTTACAGTCCTATGTCGTAACGGCGGTGAAGGGAGCGGATGAAAGCGCGTCTTCGGCCACTGGCACGGGCGCCCAACCCACCGGCGGTTCGGCTATATCGAGTATGAGCAACGCCAACCCTGGCTTGTTCACGAGCTTCGACGTGCCCGCTACTGATTTTGTGGTGGGCGAGAAGGTCTATATTTCGGGCTGCGCAGGAGTAACGGGCGTCAACGACACTTTCTTCTACATCAACACCTATAATGTGACCTATGACGACTCCGCTTCCGCTTCCGGGTTTACGTTTACCCTCAAGGATGCCAGCGGCACAGCATTCGACACTACTTCGATTGGCACTTACACCGGCGGCGGCAAGATCGCGCATGGTTCTTCCGCCGCGGGTATCGGAAGCTGCTCGAACAACCTCTACGACACCGGCGCCTATAACACACTCGCGTGGTCGGCGGTATCGAACGCCGAACGCTATTATGTCTACAAGCAGTATAATGGTCTATTTGGTTATATCGGGCAGACAACAGACCTTAGCTTCAAGGACGATGATATCGCGGCGGATGTGTCGAAGACGCCACCGATCACCAACATCCCTTTTACAGCAGCGGGGGATTACCCCGCCGCGTCAGGATATTTCGAACAGCGACGGTGTTTCGCAGGGACGGCCAACAACCCCGCCAAGTTTTGGGCCACCCGTTCGGCGACAGAGAGCAACCTCTCCTATTCGATCCCCGGTCGCGACGACGACGCGGTTATCTTCTCGCTTGCAGCCCGCGAGCGACAGGCCATCCGGCATATCATCCCGCTGTCCAATCTCATCCTGCTTACCGAGAGCAGCGAGTGGCGGGTCGCGCCCGACACGGGCACGGTGCTAACCCCCAGCGTTTCGGTGCGCCAGCAATCCGCTATTGGCACTGCCGACGCGCCGCCCGTGATCGTCAACAACAACTTGCTCTTCGCAGCCGCGCGCGGCGGGCACGTGCGCGAGCTGGCGTATAACTGGCAGGCCAACGGCTATATCACCGGCGACTTGTCGCTGCGCGCGCCGCACCTGTTTGACGGCTACTCGATTGTCGACATGGCCTACGCCAAAGCCCCCATACCGATAGTGTGGGCGGTATCGTCGAGCGGATCGCTCCTTGGCCTTACATATGTGCCAGAGCAGGAAGTCGGAGGCTGGCACCGGCACGATACCACCGGCGGTGTGTTCGAGCATATCGCCGTTGTGCCCGAGGGGGCCGAGGACGTGCTTTATGCGGTGGTAAAGCGCGACGCGAATAGGTTCATCGAGCGCATGGCCTCGCGCGCGAATGGGGCTCTTGCCGATGCCTTCTTTGTGGACTGCGGTATTTCGCAGACTTTCGGCGCCCCGGTGTCGGCGGTGAGCGGCCTCGATTGGCTAGAGGGGCAAACGGTGTCGATCTTGGCCGATGGCGCGGTGCATCCCCAGCAGGTGGTCACAGGGGGCGCGATCTCATTGCAGTGGGCGGCGAGCAAAATCACGGTCGGCTTGCCTATCGAGGCCGATATCGAGACGTTGCCCATTGCCGTGCAGGCCATCGCCTTCGGGCAGGGCCAGCTCAAAAACGTCAGCCGGATATTCGTGCGAGTGTTCCAATCCAGCGCCATCGCGGGAGGGCCGAGCTTCGACAAGCTCACCGAATACAAGCAGCGCACGACCGAGGCTTACGGCACGTCGCCCGCGCCGGTGACGGCTGAAATCTCGTTTGCGATTGGGCCGAGCTGGGGCACCGACGGGCAGGTGTGCTTGCGGCAATCGCAGCCTTTGCCCCTCACCGTTGTGTCGCTGGTCGCGGAGTTCGCCGCCGGTGGGGGGTAAGCTAAGACTGCGCGAAGTCGCCCCCGGCGACGCGGCGATGCTCGCCGCGCGCCTGCGGCCGGGCGATGTTGCCGAGGTTGAGGCCTCCACCGGTAGCGATCCAGAGCGAGCGGTGCGCCTTGGTATCGCGGAGAGCGATCCCGCGTATCTGCTGGCAGCGGAGTTTGGTGGGGAGCTGGGTGCCATCTTCGGGGTCGCGCCCGTTTCGCTTGCGACGGGTTCGGGAAGCATATGGATGTTGGGCACGACGGTAATGGACGACCATGGGCGTTCACTTGGTCTCGTTGCACACCGGTATGTTGCAGAAGCATCACGGGCCTACCCACTGTTGTTCAACTATGTGGACGCGCGCAATGCGCCATCGCTGCGGTTGATCCGGTGGCTAGGCTTTGAAGTCGAGCCCGCGCGCCCATTCGGGGTGCGGGGTTTGCCGTTTCATAGGTTCGAGCTGCGGAGCGTCAGACAAGAATGTGCGTTAGCAACTCGGGCGGTAAAAGCACAGCAGGGACAGCCTCACAGCTATCGCTAGGCGCGTCGAGCGTAGGGGCGCTCGGGTCGGCTGTGGGCAGCATTTTTGCCGCGCAGTCAGACCGCATCAACCTCAACCTGCAAGCCCGCATCGCCGATATCAACGCGTCCATGGCGCAGGATAACGCGCGCGCGGCTTTACAGCAGGGTGATACGCAGATTACCCAAAGCCGATATCAAACCGGTATGCTCAAGGCAAAGCAGGTGGCCGCCACCGCTGCCAATGGCGTTGTGGTGGGTGATGGCTCTGCGCTCAATAACCTCATTTCGACCGATGTTATGGGCGAGATTGACGCGAACACGATCCGGCAGAATGCGGTTCGCGCAGCGGCGGGCTACCGCACGCAGGCGACGGATTTCAGCAACACCGCGCTTATGAAGCGCACCGCAGCCAATTCGATCAGCCCGTTTGTATCGGGTCTTACCTCGCTGGCCACATCATCTTCAAAAGTGTCGGGAGATTGGCTGGCATTGGCTAGGGCAGGAGCGATCTAATGGCGGAAGTTCCCTCTTACGGCGGCTTTAGGGCCGCGCCGCAAGGGCCTTCGGGCGCCTTTCTCACGGTGCCCGACGCGACCGGCTTTGACCAGCCGTTGAAAGATTTGTCGCGCGCTAGTGACGCGGCATTTGCCGCAGGGCACCAGATTGCCGACGTGGTGCTCAAGGCGCAGCACGACGCCAATCAGGTGCATGTCATGGATGCGACCAATCAGGGGCGCGAGGCAGCCCTTACCCTGACCTATGATCCGCAACAGGGGTATACCAACGTCAAGGGCAAGGACGTGCTCCCCACCGGGGGAACTCCCCTCGCGGTGGACTATGCCGGGCGCTACAAGGAAACACTGCGCTCTATCGCTGGTGGCCTTACCAACGACGAGCAACGCCAGCTTTTCGCGCAGCAATCGGCGCAGCTTATGAGCAGCTTCGAGGCGGGGGCTTTCGAACACGAGCAGCGCGAATGGCAAACATATTCGCAATCGGTGTTTGATGGCGCTACGAAAATTTCCACCGAAAGCATTAAGAAAAACTACAGCAACCCCGCGATGATCGACACCGAAGTCGAGAATATCCGGGCGTCGGTGGCGGCCTCGGGCAAGCACCTCGGGCTGTCGGGCAACGATATCACCTACGCGCAGAACGCCAAGGTCAGCGGCGCGGTGACCGGCGCGATTGCCCAGGCGCTCGAAGCGCGCGACACGACCACGGCCAATGCCCTTTACCAGCGCTATAAATCCCACCTCGTTGCGGACGATGACCTAAGGGTTAAAGGCACTTTGCAGCAGGAAACGGCGGCTGGTGCGATCATGCAGGCGGCTGATATTGCCGACGGGATCGCGGCTGCACCGTCCACCACCACCGGTGGCGGGAAGGCCATTTTACCCGTTGCGGGCGCACGGATTACTTCGCGGTTTGGTGACGCCCGTGAAGGCGGCAAGACACACGAGGGGGCCGACCTTGCGGTGCCGGTGGGCACGCCGGTCAAGGCGCCCATGGCGGGCAAGGTCATTCGCGTGTGGGAGGATGCCGAGAACGGCAAGGCCGTGCGTATCCAGTTCTCTGACGGGTCGGTAGGGGGCTTCGCGCATCTTTCCGAGCAGGGCGTGCAGAATGGTGACCCCGTGACGCAGGGCCAAGTATTCGCCAAGTCTGGCAACACCGGTCACTCGACCGGGCCACATTTGCACTACCGTCTTGAAAAGGGCGGGCAGCCAATTGACCCGCTTGCGGCTGGCGGAGGTGGCCCCGCTGTTGCGGCGCGCGCGGCGACGCTTGACGATATGTGGGCCACCGCGCGCGCGGCGCTCGTGCAGCAAATGCCCGATCCGCGCCCAGAGGATATTCGCGCCCTGCGCGCCGAGGTCGATGCGCGATGGAACCTGCACCAGAAGTCGAAAGCGGATAACGAGGACCAAGCCCTTGCTGGCGTCTATCGAGAGCTGGCGGGCAACGGGGGGAGCTATCTGGCGCTCTCGCCTTCCCAGCGTGCGGCTATTCCCGCCGACAAGCTGCCCAAGGTCATGGCCTTCGCCTCGGCTGCGCGCACCGCATTTGACCACGAGACGGGCGCGCAGGGTATGGCCACCTATGCCCAGCTCGTGAGCGACCCACAGAAGCTCGCGGCCATGGGCGACGCGGACTTCCTGCATTTGCAGACGCAGTTTTCAAAGGCGGACTTTGGCCAGCTTGCGCGCGAACGCGGCAACCTGCGCCTTACGCTTGCCAAGGGCGTAGCCGCAGCAGCCAAGGACGCGGCGACGCTGAACCGCGAGGGGGCCAACCGCGCGGTCAATGAGCGACTTTTGTCGCTTGGCCTCTCCGCCAACCCCAAGCCCGACGACAATGACGCGCCGCGCGTGGCGGCTATTCGCATGACGGTCGACCGCGCGCTGCTATCGGCGCAGGCGGGGCTTGGGCGCAGGCTCACCGATGCCGAGACAGCGCAGACCGTGGACCGGCTGTTCACGGCCAATGCAACGGGGTCGGGCTGGTTTAGCGCATATCAGGCGCCCGCGTTCTCTATTGGCAAGGGTAGCATCCCGAGCGTGGACCGCGAGGCCATCCGCCAATCGTTCGCTGCGAGGGGTAACCCCAACCCAACTGACGCAGACGTTCTCGCCGCTTGGTATGCCAAGAATACGACAGGACAACAGAAATAATGCCGGGTAATCCCTATGACGACGCGGTAGCGCAGGTGATGGGCGTGCAACAGTCTGGGGCCAGTGCTGCCCTGTCTAACGCGGCCAGCCTCGACCCGGACACCGAAGCGCGCAACCGGCAGCTCGCGCGCACTACGGGCCTGCCGATGCCGACAGTCCGCAACATGCCCAAGGAAGCAGAGGTTGCCGCTCGGCAGCAGGCAGCGCGCGATTTTCCGGTGCTATCTGCCTTGGCGTCGTCGCCGAAGACCGCGACGTGGGTCGCGCAGGGCGACAATGCGGCGGTGTCGCATGACGACGTTTGGACGCTCGCGGGCATTGGCAAACAGCTAAGCGAGGCTGCAAGTGATTTCACCCCAAGAAACCTTGGTAAATCTTTGCTCGCTGGGCTCTACAGCACGGCGAGCGGCGTGGCCGGGGGAGTTCGTGGCGCGGAAGATTTCGCGGATAAATACGATCCATTTTCCTATCTCGACCGGGCAGTGCTGGGGCGATCCTTGCACAGCATCGTTGCCGACCGGCTTGCGGGCGAAGGGCGGCAACTGTCAGATTTAGCCGCCGCGTCCCGGCCAAAAGCCAAATCGCAATTTGGGCAAGATGTGCTGTCGGGGGTAGAAAGTATCCCCGGTTCGCTTGCGGCGATGGGAGTGACTGCCGCCACCGGCAACCCCTTCGCGGGCGCGGCGGTGCTCGGCGGGGTCACAGGCGGGCAGTCTTACGCGCAGGCGCGCGACCAAGACGGCATGACGCTGGAAGGCGGGCTTACGAAATCCGCCATCGACGCGGCTATCGAAACCGCTACCGAGATAATCCCCGAGAAGTCCGTTGCTAAATTCACCCACGGAAAGAGTGGATTTGGCAAGTTCATGTTTGAGCTGGTCGGCGGCGAGGTGTTGGGCGAACAGGTCGCGACGCTGGGGCAGGATTATAACCAATGGGTTATGGCGGACCAGAACAAGGGCAAGACCTTTGACCAATACACCAGCGAGATTGTTCCCCACGCGATCTCGACGCTAACCGCGACCCTCACCACCGCCGGAGCCATGGGCAGTTTCGCGGGGGCCTTGCGCACGGTCGACCGGGTTTCGGGCCGCGCCGTCGTGCGCGAGGAACGCGCAGCGCAAGCCGAGGCCGCCGCGCAGCACTTCGACGACCTTGCAAAACTCGCGGAGGCATCAAGGCTGCGCGAGCGTGATGCAGTGAGCTTTCACGATTTTGTGCAGCACGCGGCGGAAGACGGCCCGGTCGAGGCGGTCTATGTCAGCCCCGAAAAGCTGGGTGAAGCTCTCAACCAGAGCGGACTTGATCCCGAACAGGCACAGGCGGCGCAGGCCGCCGTTGCTCCGCATGTCGCCGAGGCGTTGGCCAACGGCACTGACGTTCGCTTGCCGGTGGCGGATTTCGCCACATACATTGCGCCCACCGCCGCAGGTAAGGCGCTGCTCGACCACCTCAAGGCCGACCCGGACGGGATGAGCCGCGAGGAGGCCAAGCAGTGGATGGAAACCAAGGGCGATGACCTCAGGCGCGAGGTCGAGCAGACCCTTGCCGAGCATTTGGCGGACGCGCAGTTTCGCGCCTCGGGCGAAGTGGTGCAAGCCAAGATCGCCGAGCAGCTCCACAATGCCAACCGATTTACGCGCGAGGTGAACGAGACGAACGCCACCGGTATGGCGGCGTTCTATTCGACCATGGCAGCACGTATGGGGCTCACGCCCGAACAGCTCTACGAGCGTATGCCCATTCGCATCCAAGCCGAACCGGTGGCGGGTGAGGCGCTTTCGCAGCGAGACACACGCGTTGCAAGCGCTATTGAACAGGGGTATCTTACCCCCGCCAAATGGGAGGCGTTGACAGATGCTCGACTTGGACAAACTGGCGGACATGTTGACGCCCGAGGAAATGGCGCAAGTGCGGGTGAACATGGACGCACGAACCAAGTTCAACCGGAAGAATTGGGGCGCCAAGGTGGACAAGGCGAAGGACAGCGAAACGCTACGCCGACTGGCACGCAATTTGCCGACGCCGACCGAGGCGGACTTGCCACCTTCTATCACGGCACGCGCGATAGCATCGGGGGCTTTGACCTTGGACACCCCAACCGAAAAGATGCCGGGTGGCTCGGGCGAGGGGTCTACCTAACCAATGACCCGGTGCTCGCGCGCAACTATGCCGAGCGCAAGAAAGGCCCCGGTGCGCCGACGGTTCTGCCGCTGCACATCAAGCTTGAAAACCCTTATCACGCGACCTCTGCCGAGAAGCAGGGGCTACGGTTTAGCGCGCCGGAGGAAATAGCCCGATGGACCGACCGGCTTATCGCCAAGGGCCACGACGGCGTGGTGCTCGACCTTGGCAATGGAACCCACGAAATCGCGGTGTTTGACCCCGCCAACATCCGTTCGCCCGAAGCAGAGTTTGACCCCGCCAAGTCCCATAGCAATGACCTGCTGGCACAGTCCCCGTTTTACTCTCCGCTTGAGCGCGCGGTCGAGCAAAGCAAAACTGCTAAGGCATCGGGCCAGCAGTGGCTGGCTACACTATCAAAAGCAGCGGGCGTAAAGAAAGAAGAGCTGGAATGGACGGGGCTGCCCGAGTGGCTGACCTCGCGCGAGGTAGCGTTTACACGCGACGAGGTGCAAGCCTTCGTGCGCGCAGGTGGCGTCCAAGTCGACGAGGTTGTGCTCGGCGGTGTTGACCAGGCGGCGGTTGCTGAGCGAGCCGGTGAGTTGCGGCAGGAGTATATCGAAGAGCAACTGCGCGAATTTGACGAGGAGTATAGCGACGAGTATGTTGACTACCCCCATATCGCCGAGGAAGAAGACGAGGACGGCAACCCCGTCTACGAAGTGGGCGGCGAGACCTACGGTATTTTAGAAGCCGCGCAGGACGCCGCCGATAGTCTGCACGACGAGCTGCGCGCGGAACACTACCAAGACGCCCGCAGCAACGCCGAAGGCGACGCCGAGCGCGCGGCGGACCAGCAAGATTTTGAACACGACGCCCGCAGTGAACAGGGCAGCGGCAACACACTGTTCGAGCAGTATGCAGAGAAGGGCGGCGAGGAATACCGCGAACTTTTGATAACGCTGCCGGAAGGCACGGCGGGCAACCCCGGGGATGCCTATTACCACAGCGAGCATTTTAGCGACCACCCCGTCGTTGCTCATATCCGTTTCAAGACCCGCCAGAGCACTGACGGCAAGAGCGTTATGTTCGTCGAGGAAGTGCAGAGCGACTGGCACCAGCAGGGGCGGGATAAGGGCTACAAGGAGAAGGAGAGCCCGCAGGCGGTTGCCGAGGCTCTGGCGCGTTACCAAGAAGCTGAAAAGCGGCTTGGGGACACCGTGGACGACACTCGGCGCTATGCCTTGGCCCTTGTCGATGCGGTGTCTGAAAAAGACCTGCCTTACGCCGCGTGGCGCGATGCAACGCGTTCTGGCCTGGTCGGCGCGGGGGCGTATCTTGTGCGCACCACGGCGCGCGACATAATCGTCGGCGCGCAGGATTTGGGTCTCTCCGCTAACGAGAACCTAGAGAAGTTGGAGCGTCAATTCGACTTGCTCCGTGACGCCGAGCACGCGAGCGACGAGGCCCATAGCGATCTCACCAAAATCAAAAACCCGCGCGGCATACCCAACGCGCCCTTCAAGTCCTCTTGGCCCGCCCTCGCCATGAAACGCGCCATTCGTTGGGCCGCCGATAACGGCATCCCCCAAATAGCTTGGACCACCGGCAAGCAGCAGAGCGAGCGTTACAATCTCGGTGCGACCACGGGCGACCTCGTTGTGGCGCCGCGTAACGACGACAAATTCAATGTCGAGATGAACAGCCAAGCCGCGCAGGTGCTGGAAAATAACCAGCTAGCTTCGGTGCAGGGCAGCGGCCCCTATGGCCGCCACGTCACACGCATGACTGCGGAGCAGGTTAAGCAGGCCTTCGGCGCGGACGTGGCGCGCAAGGTGGCGGAGGGCGTTGGCGCCGCGCATACGCCCGAACAAAAGGCGCAGCGAGTAGAACTCGAAAATAGAAAAGCGGCGGCTGACAAGGCAGAAACCGAAGCCCTGCACGCGGCGTTGGCGGCTCCAGCAAGCGAGCAGGCCGCGCGCGATGAAGCCTATGCGAATGCCCAGCAGGCGCGCAATGCCGCAGTGCGGGCGCTGGACGCTTTCGACAGGACCAACCCCGGTTCGTTCACCCTGTCTGGTCACGACCTCAATGTCGGCGGCGAGGGTATGCGCGCGTTCTACGACCGCAACCTTGTTAACATCACCAACGACATTATCAAACGCTATGGCGGCAAGGTCGGGCCGGTGGCGATTGAAGGTATGGCGCATTATACGCCCGACGACACCGCAGCAGTCGCCGCCGCCCAAGACAAGCTGCGGGTGGTAACGAACGAAATCACACAGGCCGGTATCGTGCCGTCAATTACAGACGCCCAACTCGACGCCGCTATTGCCGACAAGAAGGCGGAGGCCGAAAGCCGCTTGGCGCGGTGGAAAGCCTATGCCGAGCAGCACCCCTCCTCGGCCGATTTGGCGCGGCAACAAGTCGCGCACCTTGAGAACCAAATACACCTTTTCAGCGACAAGGGCCGGGTGGAGGATATGCTCGCCACTTGGCGGCAGGCCAATGCGGAACTGGCCGAAGCGCAGGGCCGTGCGCAAGGAAACCCCGGCTTTGAAATCACGCCCCAGCTTGCCAAAGCGGCACAGGAAGGGTTCGCGCTATTCCAGCAGAACCGGGGGGCTTACTCGCCCGCGACCGATACGATTACGCTTCTCAAGCGGGCGGACCTCTCGACCTTCCTGCATGAGAGCGGGCATTTCTATCTCGAAGCCTTCGACCGTCTGGCCGCTGACCCCAGCGCGCCGCAGGATATTCGCGACGATTTTGACGCTATCTTGAAGTGGTTCGCTATCCCCGGCGGGTCGGCGCAGGAGCGCGCGGCCAATTGGCGCGGCATGTCGCTCGAACAGAAGCGGGCAAGCCACGAGAAGTGGGCGCAGGGCTACGAGGCATATCTCTTCACCGGCAAGGCCCCCTCGATCAAGCTGCAAGCGATATTCCAACGCTTCCGCGCGTGGATGATCTCGGTATACAAGAGCGCGCTCAACATCGGCGTCAAGCCAACGCCCGCCATCCGCAGCGTCATGGACCGGATGCTGGCCACGGCTGACGAGATTGCTGAGGCCGAACAGGCCCGCTCCATGCTGCCCTTGTTTTCCGACCGCGAGGCGTCGGGCATGGATGAGAATAGCTGGCGCGAATACCAGGCGCGTGGCCTCGAAGCCTCACAAGACGCGATCAGCGAGCTAGAGACCAAAGCCTTGCGCGATATGCAGTGGATGCGCAATGCCCATGGCCGGGAGCTGCGCAAGTTGCAACAACAGGCCAAGGCAACCCGCGCCGCGACCCATAAGGCCGTCACCGCGCAGGTGCAAGCCGAGCCGGTCTATCGCGCAATCGACTTCCTCAAGCACGGGCGCATCGACGGGCAGAAGATCGATAGCCCGCATCGCTTTTCCATCGCCGAAATCGAAGCACTCTACCCCGACGCGGCCACCCGCGATTTCGTCAAAGGTAAGCTGGGCTATGGCGCCTATGGGATGCTGGGTGAGGGTGAGGCTGTGCACCCCGAGCAGGTGGCCGAGCTGTTCGGCTTTACCAGCGCCGACCACCTCATCCGCTCGATTATCGACGCCGAGCCAATGAAGGACCGGATCGCGGGTCTCACCGAACAGCGCCTGCTCGAAGAGCATGGCGACCTGACCGACCCGCGAGCGATTGCCGAGGCCGCCGATAAAGCCATCCATAATGAGGCGCGTGCGCGTTTCGTGGCGACCGAATTGGCGGCTCTGGGCAAGGCCACCGGTAAGCCCAAGATTTTGACGCAGGCGGCGCGCAGCTACGCCCGCGCGATCATCGACCGGCTCAAGGTGCGCGATATCAAGCCGAGCCTTTACGAGGCCGCCGCCGCGCGCGCGGGCAAGGCCGCCATGGACAATTTGGGCAAGGGCAACCGGAACGCGGCAGCCGCCGAGAAGCGCAACCAGCTCATTAATATCTACGCGGCGAAGGAGGCCATCAACGCACGCGAGGAGGTCGACAAGGCTGTCGCCTATTTCAAGCGGTTCCTGACCCCGGCGGCGGCCAAGAGCATCGACCGGGAATACCTCGACCAAATCCTCGGGCTGCTCGATAAGGTCGACCTGCGCACTGGGCAGACCCTCAAGGCCATTGATCGTCGCACCAGCCTTGCCGAGTGGATCAAGCAGCAGCAGGAGCTTGGCTTTGAGCCAATCGTGCCCGACAATCTGCTCGAACAGCTTGGCCGAAAGTCCTATAAGGAGCTGACGGTTGAAGAGCTGCGGGGCCTGCGCGACGCGATCAAAAATATCGAGCACCTCGGGCGCCTCAAGACCAAACTACTGACGGCCAAGCGCGACCGCGACTTTGCCAGCGCCGTCGGCAAGATCACTGACCGCATTGTCGGCGATGCCTACAAGGACATGCACGAGCCGCTCGAAAAGCGTGGCTGGCTTGCCAAGGCCAAAGATGGGGTATTCGACTTTGAAACTGACCACCGCAAGCTCGCCAGCCTCGTGCGCGAAATGGACGGCTTTCGCGACGGCGGACCGGTGTGGGAATATTTCATTCGCCCCATGAACGCGGCAGCCGATCAGGAAGCCGCGTTGCGCGCCGACAGCGCGGCAAAGATCGCCGAGATTTTCGCGCCCATCAAGCACTTTGGCGCCAAGCACTACATTCCGGAAATCGGGCAATCGCTCTCGCTCGAAGGACGGCTCGCTATTGCGCTCAACATGGGCAACAGCATCAACCGCGAGCGTGTCACCTCGGGCGAGCGTTGGTCGCCGGAGCAGCTTGAAGCCATCCTCTCGACCCTCACCGCCGAGCAGTGGGCGGCGGTGCAGGCGGTGTGGGACCATATCGGCTCTTACTGGCCGCAAATCCAAGCCAAGGAACAGCGCGTCACTGGTGTTGCGCCCGAGCGCGTCGAAGCCGAACCCTTGCGTGTAAACACCGCCGACGGGCAGGCGCTGGACTTACCCGGTGGGTATTACCCAATCAAATATAACAAGGACCGCAGCTCTGGCGCCGAGGGGCACGACCTCGCCGAGGCGGCGCGGCAGGCGATGCGCGGAGCGTATACCGCCGCGACCACACGCCGGGGGCACACCAAGGCCCGCGCCGAAAGCACGGGCTGGCCACTGCGCTATGACCTTGGCGTCATCGCCGAGCATCTGACGGCGGTTATTCATGACCTGACGCACCACGAAATGCTCATCGACGTAAACCGGTTGCTGCGCTCGTCGTCGATAGACGGTGCTATCCGCGACCACTACGGCGCCGATGTGCGACGGGCCTTTGGTCAAACGATCCAAGCGGTAGCGGCTGGTGACGTGCCCGCGCGGAACGCCTTCGAACGGGGTATCAATTATCTGCGCACCGGCGTCACGATTGCGGGGCTGGGCTTCAACCTGGTCACGTCGCTGTTGCAGCCGCTGGGCGTGACGCAATCGGCTGTGCGCATCGGCCCCAAGTGGGTCGGCAAGGGTGTCGCGCGTTGGGTATCTGACGCTTCGACGTTCAACAACACGGCAAAGTGGATCGCCAAACAAAGCCCGATGATGGCGCACCGTGGGCTTACCCAGATGCGCGAAATGAACGAACTGCGCAATAAGGTGGCGGGCAAGAGCGGCGTGCTCTCTGCGGTGGAAGATGGCTTCTTCTACCTCATCGAAAAAGCGCAGTTGGTGGCCGACATCCCCACGTGGCTCGGGCAATACGAGAAATCGGTGGCGGCGGGCGAAGACCATGACACCGCCGTGGCCCTTGCTGACCAAGCGGTGCTCGGTAGCCAGGGCGGTGGCCAACAAAAAGACCTGTCAGAAATCCAGCGCGGCGGCCCGCTCATGAAGCTTTGGACGAATTTCTACAGTTTCTTTAACGTCAGCTACAACCTGCTTGCGGAAAGCGTCAACGAGACGCGCAAAGTTGGTCCAAGTCGATTGCCTCGCCTAGCCGTTGACGTGTTGCTGCTGACCGTGGTGCCGACCACGCTGGGCGTGGTGATGCGCGCCGCGCTCCACGGCTCGCCGCCCGACCCCAAGGATATACTCTCGCAAAATATCAGCGGCCTCTTTGGGCTTATGGTGGGCCTGCGGGATATTGGCAGTATTATCGACAGCAACGGCAAGACTTCCGCCCCCTCGGGTATCGTCCTCCAACAGTTCTCTGACTTTTATAAGCACGCGAAAGAAGGCAAAAATACCGAGGCCTTTTGGCGCTCCGCGAATCGCCTTGGCGGGGTGCTGTTCCATTACCCGGCTGCGCAGGTGGATAAGACCGCGAGGGGGTTTGAAGCCTTGGCCGATGGCAAGACTTCAAACCCCGGCGTGCTGCTCGTTGGGCCACCGCCAAAGAAGACGCGCTAACGTTCACTTGCCCACAGCGGCGCGAGGCATGGTTTCGGCATGACCGTGACTTCTTCCCCGCGCATCGCTGGCCCCTATACGGGCATGGGGGCGGCTGCTTCTTTGCCGTTTGCCTTCAAGGTCTTCACAGCGAGCGATCTGCTCGTAACGCGCGACGGCATGACCTTGGCGCTGGGGGCGGACTACACGGTTTCGCTCAACAGCGACCAAGACGAGGCCCCCGGCGGCGCGGTAGCGATAACCGCAACGGCCTACCCCCTAGGCTCGGTCGTGTGGCTGGGGTCAAACATCCCAGTGAGCCAAGGCACGTCCTTGCCAAGTATGGGGCCTTGGCTCCCCAAGGTAATCGAAAGCGCGCTCGATAAAGTCACTATCCTCGTGCAGCAGCTCTTGGGCACTGTGTCGCGGGCGGTGCTGCTACCCGTTGGCGATAGCGCGGGCGTCCTGCCTATCGCCTCTGCGCGCGCAGGCATGTATCTGGGCTTTGATGCAGGCACCGGGGCGCTGGTGACGATGGCGGGCACCGCCAGCGTAAGCGACGCGGCGGCAGTGGCCTATCATGCGGCACAGACGGGTGCGATTGCGCGCAGCATTGCCGACGTGCTGAACGATACCCTTGACCCCAAGAACCTTGGCGCGGTGGGTGATGGCGTCCATCCCTCAGCCGATCAAGCCGGGTTTCAGGCGGCAATAACAGCGGATATCGCCAGCAACCAATTGCCCTTGGGCGCTAGCTCCACGATCAAGGTCAACAAGGGCATCATCATTCCCCCCGGCGTCTATGACGCGGGCAATTTTTCGTTCTCCGGTGGTGCGCCAGTCCGCATGGCGGCGCTGATCCCCGGCACGGTGGTTATCCGTATTCCGGCGGGGCAGTATTTCATCAACCAATCCGGTAATCCCTTTTCCTGCCATTTTGAAAACATCATTTTCATTGGAGGACTCGGGACACTCAACGCCCAAAACACGGGGACGAATGTCTCGTGGGGCGCGGCCTTCATTAACTGCGCCTTTTACAATTACACTGAATGCGCGATTGGCAACCAATCGAGCGACAGCCCATTTTTGAAGGTGAAAAACTGCTTTTTCGGCACCAGCGCTGCGCCGCCCTCGGGGCAGGTGATCGGCATTTGCTGGGGCGGCTTTGGCGATGAAATGGTGGTAGAAGACTGCGCCTTTGGGGGAAACAGCTACCACATCGCCATCGGCCCGCGTTTGTCTGGCCATATCAGCATCACCCGGAACTATTTTCAGAGCGGCGACAACGCTACGAATGGCGCGCGATGCCTTGCGGATATCTGGATCAAGCCCAATGCCAGCGGTGTGACCAACAGCGGATTTGGCACCTACATCACCTACAACAAATTCGGCAATGAATTGCAGAACTCGGCCTACCCTGCGCCCAATATTCTTGTGGCGTCGGAAGACACCAGCGCCGGGGCCTATCGAGCACAATACAAGCCGCTGACGACGACTGCGGGTGATGTTGGCTTTGTGTCGGGCATCCACATGTCCGACAATCGCATCAATCACCTGTCCCCGTGGAACGCCCCGGTCATTCGCAGCTACGTCTCTAGCCTTGCCGCATGGCTGGTCGAGCGTAACACGTTTGAGGGCGGGAACCCCTCCTATATGGTTGAGTTCCCCAACGCACGGAACAGCGATTATTCCAACAACAGTTCGATTTTCAAATTCGACAATTCCGCCTTTTCAGCACCGCTTCTGTTCGCCAACCGGCATTTCTGCCAGCTTGAGGACCGCGCCTGCAACTGGCCAGGTGATCCCAACTCAGTCCATTTTTGGGGCGTGTCCGACGACCCAACCCTGTCATTGATTACGGCTTGCCTCTCCGGTTTTGACATGTCCTATTTTTCGGGGTCGACTTCGGTTGCCACCGCCGACCCATATGGAACGATGGAATACGCCAGCGTAATCGGCGGGGCCTACACCGGGTTTACCGACCCTTACGCGGGGTCCGGTGGTCCCATTTTTGTCGAGGTGTGCTTAGCGCGCCCCGCGTCGCAGGCTTTGACGCAGGTTTTTGTGGACGTCGTAAATACCTCGGGGAGCGCTTACGCCCTGAAAACTTTGGTGTCATTGCCCGCCACAGGTGTCTTTGGCCGTTTCACGGTGCCGGTCATTTTACCTGCCAACGCTAACCCCGGTTCGTGGCAGGCGCGGGTCTACGGTCAAAACGTGATTTCGGGAACCTCGGACACATTTGTTTGCGGCGACTTGATCGTGTCGAAAGGTCGCGGGCGCTTTGGACGCGCGAGGGTCTTGGCGCAATACCTCCCGTCCCCTCGCAACCAGCGGCTGGTGGGAGGCGCGCAGAACACATGGCCGACTGGCTGGTCCTACTCCGTGGCCAACGGCACGCTATCCGGTGTAACCGTAACGGTTAACCGCGTGTCCACCGATGCGTTTGGGGACTTTGTAGAAATCGCCTTGACGGGCACCAGCACCTCGGCAGGAAACCTGATTTTCCGCTTTGACCCGCAGCGGTCAATGGATGTGGTCTATGGCAGCAACATCCGCGCCTTCGTCGGCGTGCGCCTCATGAGTGGCAATTTATCGACTGCGACAACCAGCACGGGGCGCGATGGGTCAACCGGGCCATGTGCGCTGGGCATCGCTAGTCACGGGTCCAATGATGTGCAGCAGCAACAGGCTATCGTCTGCTTCACCCCGACCACCACCTATCAGGTCTTTGGCCGGACGATGACAACCAGCGGTGGCTACTTCAACGGATCGGTTGATTACGGCTGGGCGCTCTTCGCCCTGGGCTATCCGAGCGGTGTTGCGACCAACGTCACCTTCCGACTTTACGCCCCCACCTTTCAGCGCTCGAAATAGGAGGATTATCATGACCGCTTTTGCTTTCACCGCCACTGGCTCGATCGCCGAGGTCCGTGCCGCTCTGGCCGCGCGACCCGCCGCCGATCCTGCGTTTCCGCAGGGCGTGGCCGACCTGCTTGCCGCACAGCTCGCGCCTGTGCCTGACGACAAAAACCTGACCCTCACTGTGACCGGGGACGCAGGCTGGGCCACCGAGCAAATTGCCGGGCTGATCTCGCTATCGGTTTTCGCCGCGATTTCGAGCTAACCCAGAAAGGACGGCAACGTCCAGCTAAACGCAGATCAAAACCCGATCAAAACTTGCCCCAATTGCGCCGCCTTATGGGCGGTTTTTTTATGCCCGGAGCCCGTATGAGCACCTGCCCTCCTGACCAATCCGCGCAAATCGCGCTCGCCAAAGAGCGTGCCGATGCAGCCAAACGAGATATCAGCCGCGTGGAGGAAGCCTTGGGCGAGCGCATTGATAAGCTAGAAGTCGCCGTCACCAAAGGTTTCGACGAGACGAGCACTACCCTGAAACTGCTGATGGCTGAAATTACAGCGCTCAAGCTGGAAAACGCCAAGCGATCCAGTGCCGAGCGGCTTGTCAAATGGCTGATCGGAATCGGAATGGCCGGCATCAGCATTCTCGCCGGGTATCTCGAGATCACGCATCCCCCCCACCATCCCTGAATAGGAGAACAATCATGCGCCTTGCGCCTGAATGGATCGCTGACGCGCGCGCGGCGATGAAGAAAACCCACGTGCCTGCCTCTGTCTCGATTGCCCAGTTTGGTATCGAGAGTGGATGGGGCAAGGCGATCAAGGGGAATAACCCTTTCGGCATCAAGCATATGTCCGGTTTTCCCGACCAGATTTTCCATACCCATGAAGAGATCCACGGCAAGTCGGTTCCTGAAGATCTCGTGTTCGCCGTTTTCCCCAGCATCACTGAGGCATTCATGGCCCACGCGCAGCTGATTGCGACGCGGCCTCAATATGCCCCCGCCATGCGCGCCCTGCCGAATATCGAGGCCTTCGTGCGCGCGCTCGCGCCCGTCTATGCCACGGATCACAAATATGCCGACACCATGCTGGCTGTGATCCGCTCGGGCAACCTCACCCAGTACGATAAGGACTGATCCCATGAGCATCATCACCACCATCAAAACCGAGGGTGCAGCCGTGCTGACCGCCGCCCGCGCGTGGTGGGCGCGTCAGTGGCCGCAATGGAGCACCAAGGCAGGCGCCATCATTACCACGGTCTCGCTGATTGCCCCGCAACTGGCGGCCCAACTGACCACCGCCAACCCGCAGATTGCCACTACTCTTGCCACCATCGGTGGCTGGGCTGGCGCCGCGCTGATCGTCTGTAACCAGATTGAGGGGAAGGCCAATGGCTGATCGCTTCTATCCCAAAACCCTCGCCATTGGGGCTCCCGACCTGATTGGTCAGCTTTGGGTCTTTAAGGATGAGGGCACCGCCCCGGCTGGGGCCAGCGCGGAATCGGTGGCTATGTTCGCGGGTCGCGACAATGTGCATGGATCGCTCAAGGCAGCGCTCAGCTCGGTGCGCTCGTCGCTGGTGCTGAATATGTACGGGTTCGATGATCCCGAACTGGCGGACATCATCTGGGGCCTGATCCAAAACCCCAAGATCCTCGTGCAGATTACCCTCGACAAGAGCCAAGCGGGCGGCCTCGCTGAACGCAAGATCCTCGATGGCGAGCGCACCGCTCACCCAGGCGAGTTTGGCAACCAGATCATCATCGGCACCAGCGCCACCCACCAGATCAGCCATACCAAGGCGGGCGTGATCGATGGCGTGCTTGCATTCCATGGCTCGGTCAACTGGTCGGCGAGCGGCGAAGGCACGTTCAAGCAGGAAATAGGCCCGGCTGGCGTGGGCTACAAAGCCCAGAACAACAGTCTCAGCTGGCACACTGACCGCCTGACCGTGAACGCTTTCCGTGACGAACTCGCGCGCGATCGCGCGGCGATGCAGGCGCAGATCGCGAAAGCGGCGGTGCCCGCCCGATGATCATCAAAGGGGAATACACATGTCCATCATCACCGACGCGGCCGAGGAGGCCGTGACCATTGCCGCGCCTCAACTGGCGCTGCCGATCCGCATCTGGCACTGGATTTCAAGCCACGCCCTTCCGATCCTGCTCGCGGTGCTGGCCCTGTGGTTTGTCGGTCATATGCTGCTGTCCGAATGGCGTGCGGCCCAGATCGCTAAAGCCGAAGCGACGCTGACCGCCCAAGTTTCGAGCGCAACCAATGCCAGTGGCGCCGATGCGGTGACCACGGTCGAGCATAACATCACCAATGAGCGCAATATCACCAACGAGGTCGAACATGTTCAAGCCGCTATTAATGCTGCGCCTGATGCTGCTGGCGCTGATGCTGCTGGTCGTGCCGGGCTGTGTGGGATCAACAGTAGTTTCTGCGCCGCCTCCGGCGTGCAGTAGCCTGGTCCCCACTGATTGGGCCGATGGGGTCAAGCATGCGCCAGCGCCAGACCAATCGAGCGACCCTGTGGCGATGCTAAAGGCATGGATCGGATTTGGCGTAGCCGAGGCCGGCAATGTCGAGATTGCCAACCGGCGCACTCATGATGCCATGGGAATCGTGGCTCGTTGCGAAGCGCGCGATGCCACGGCGGTGAATAAGTCCCGCCGGAAATTTCTCGGCCTGTTCTGAATACCGCCGCCCCCGGCCCATTCGGGGGTGGCAAAGGGTGCTGCTACACCCTGAACCGCGAGGCAGATACCCCCGCACCTCCGGCTGGCGCGCCCAGCCTTTGGCTCCCCCGGCCGTGACGGCGGAGTCTTCTTAGGTGCTTAATCATGAAAGAACAAGAAGAGAACATTTGCAATCTTGCCTCCGTGGCGCCCACGCGTCCGCCGGCGCCATGGATGGGGGGCAAGCGCGCCCTGGCCGGGTGCTTGTCCGATCTGATCGCCACCATCCCGCACCAGCGCTATGTCGAGCCCTTCGTCGGCATGGGTGGGGTATTTTTCCGGCGAAAACACCGACCAAAGCTGGAAGTGATCAACGACATCAACCGCGAGGTCGTGAACCTGTTTCGCCTTCTGCAGCGCCACTATCAGCAGCTGCTTGATGTCCTGAAATGGCAAGTCTGTTCGCGCGCCGAGTTCCAGCGCCTGCTCAAGGTTGAGCCTGAAACTCTGACCGATCTCGAACGCGCCGCGCGCTTCCTCTATCTCCAGAGATCCAGCTTTGGGGGTAAGGTCGCGGGGCAGACCTTCGGCATTTCCTATGACGGCGGCGCCCGATTCAATCTGACCAAGTTGGTGCCCCTGCTCGAGGATGTGCACGAGCGGCTGGCCGGCGTGGTGATCGAATGCCTACCCTATGCCGAATGCATCCGCCGCTATGATAGCCGACCGGGCACGCTGTTTTACCTTGATCCGCCCTACTGGGGCTGCACCGATGACTACGGCCGCAATATCTTTGCTCCGGCCGACTTCGAGGTGCTGCGTGACATCCTCGCCAACCTGAATGGGCGATTCGTGCTATCGATCAACGATGTGCCGGAGATCCGCGAGATCTTTGCGGGCTTTACCTTGCACGAGGTCGGCTTGCATTATGGCATCGGCGGTGGCCAGCGCCCGGCACGCGAGCTCATCATTACCAATTAGGCCGCCGCCTCGATTCGCATCCGAAGGCCCAACGCTGGAAGCACCTTGAGCATCGTTTCCAGCGTTGGGTTTCCATCTTCGCTGAATGCCCGGTAAAGCGCCTGGCGCTTGATCCCCGTGGCGCTGGCCACATCGCTCATCCCGCGTGCACGCGCGACAATCCCGATCGCCTTCGCGACGATATGCGCATCTCCGGATGCAACAGCATCGGCCAGCAGCTCGGCTTGGTCCTCTGGCTCGGTAAGAAACTCTGCCGCGTCAAAACGACTCAGTTCGATAGTCATTTTCATTTCCCTTCACATGTGGCGGCCGACCTTATGGTATCTGTGCCGCCATCTCCTTTGCCTTGACGATATCACGATCTTGGCTTCCCTTGTCGCCGCCGATCAGCAGGATGATAAGGGTCTGGCCGCGCAGGGTATAATAGAGCCGGTAGCCCGGCCCGAAGTCGATCTTCGCTTCGGAAACGCCGTTGCCCAGACTGCGGATGTTGCCCATCAGACCGAGTTCCATGCGCGCAATCCGCCCAGCGATTTTCGACTGTGCTTTGCGGTCACGGAGGCCGTTGAACCAGTCGGAGAAGGAAGGGGTTTGCTGCGTTTCCATGCCGTCACATATAAATGACAGGTGGGGAACTGTCAATATATAAATGACAGTTTGCAGCCGTCGGTGCAGCCATTTGGAAGAACGTTTTTACAACCGTCTGTAAAAACGTTCTAGCGGCCAAATTGGCCATTTTGCAAAGTGCTGATTTTCAGGGAAAAATGGTAGCGGAGGAGGGACTCGAACCCCCGACACGCGGATTATGATTCCGCTGCTCTAACCAGCTGAGCTACTCCGCCCCATGGGCACTGCACCGGAGTAGAAGGCTAGTATTGCCCGGTGCAGGCGGCGCGCATACCCAAGGGTAGCGGGTCGGTCAACCTGCCAATTGCATGAAGCAACAAAATTTTCGTCATTCGCTGTTGATAAATGCGGATTCCGACGATCCCGCCCACCTTTTGGGGTGGTGAGCCTGATCGTTGAGCCCATTCTTTTTAGCCTTGAACAGCCTGGAGAGAATGGATGGTAACGAGGAGGGCGAAGATGCGCGCTTTGCGCGAAGTGATGCGGATGTACCGGGATGGTGAGCTTGCGGTTCGCGAGGTTGCCCGACTGACAGGTGTTGCGCGCTCGACGGCGCGGGACATGATCAGCCGGTTCGAGAAGAGCGGCCTTGCTTGGCCCATTCCGCCCGAGACGGGCGGCGATGAACTGGAACGCTGCCTTTATGGCGCTGTCGGCGTGAAGCGAGGCCATCGCAAAATGCCGGAACCCGACTGGTCGGCGGTGGCGCGGGAGATGAAGCGCAAGCGCGTGACGCTTCAGGTTCTGTGGGAAGAATACATCGCCGAGCATCCTGACGGCTATCGTTACAGCCGTTTCTGCGATCTGTTCCGGGGCTGGGAAGGATGGCTACCGCTGGTCATGCGCCAGAAATACGGCGGCGGGGAGAAGCTATTCGTCGACTACGCTGGCGACACGGTGCCGGTGGTGGTGGACCGCAAAACCGGTGAGATACGGCCAGCCCATCTGTTCGTGGCGGTCATGGGTGGCTCAAATCTGTCGTTCGCGCATGCGACCAGGCCCCTCGCAAATGGTCGACTGGATCGACAACCCTCGACTTGCTGGGCCAACTCGGCCTTGCCGGTATGGCAAAGGCCTTTGCCGATCTTGCCGTCAATGACGAAGCCGCCAGCCTCAGCCACGCTGAATGGCTGGCGTTGCTGCTCGATCACGAAGCAACCTGGCGCAATGACCACCGCATGTCATTGCGCTTGCGTCAGGCCTGATTGCGCCACCATGTCACGCCCGAGGACGTCAATTATCGCAGCCCGCGCGGTCTCGAGCGCCGGTTCTTCGAGATGCTGACCAAGGGCGACTGGATCTCGGTTCACGAAAACCTGGCAATCATTGGACCAAGCGGCATCGGCGAAAGTTGGTTGGCCTGCGCCATCGGTCACAAGGCCTGCCGCGACAATCGCTCCGTTCTCTACACAAGGCTAAAGGCAGGAAGGGGCGGGCGGCATCCGGCATAGGCCAGGGATCACCGCCCGTCAGGAGTATCCCCGCGCCGCTGTTCAAAACGCGGAGGATCAGGAAGTCGAGCGTGGCATCCGAAGGGCTGCCCAGCCGCCGCCTGCGGGGGACAAGGCGGCGGCGCGGCGGATTTGCGGGGGGTTAGGGCAACGGTCCGCCGTTACCAGCGCTATAGGCCTTGCGCGGCGCGGGGTATAAACCATCATTGGTGGTGACAGTGATCGGGAAAGCCGATGGAACTTTTCGCGCTGGTCAGATTTCGCCGCGCGCGCGCCGGATGGCGAACCAGTGTTCCACATTACGGTTATGCTCGGCCAGCGTGTCGGCAAAAGCGTGGCCGCCGGTGCCATCGGCCACCATATACAGCGCCTTGGTCTTGGCCGGGTGCAACACAGCCTCGATCGAATCGCGGCCCGGATTGGTGATCGGCCCCTTGGGCAGGCCGGTCATGGAATAGGTGTTGTAATCGTTCTTCGCCTGAATCTCGCTCTGGCGGATGCGGCGGCCCAGCGGCTTGCCCTTGGTGATCGGGTAGATGATCGTGGGATCGGCCTGCAACATGATATGCTCGCGCAGGCGGTTCGAATAGAGCCCGGCCACCATCGCGCGCTCGGACGGCTTGCCGGTTTCCTTCTCGACGATGGAGGCCAGCACCAGCGCCTCCTCGGGCGTCTTGGCAACCGTGTCCGGCCCGCGCTTGGCCCACAGGTCGGCCAGTGTCCTGGTCATGGCTGCCTGCATCCGCGCCAGCACCGCCGCGCGCGATTCGCCCGCCTTGATGTCATAGGTATCGGGCAGGATGCTGCCCTCTGTGGGCGCCTCGGCTTGCCCCGTCAGGAAGGGCTGCGCGACAAGGCGCTCCCGCACCATAATGCTGGGCAAGCCTTCGGGAATGGTCACAAAGCGGCGGATGGCTTCGTTGCCGGACAGGATCGCCACAATCTGACGCTCACTGGCGCCCTTGGGCAGCAGGAACTCGCCCGCCTTCACCGCCGCGCCGCTGCTGAGCAAGCGGGCGTGGAAGCGGAACGCGCGAGCGGAATAGATCGCGCCGGATTTTTGCAGTTTGGTCGCCACCATCGGCAGGCTGGCGCCATCGGGCACCACAAAGGCGCGATCCCCGGCCAAAGGCCCCGCGCCATACCAGCCGTGCAGGACGCTGCCCACCACCAGCACAGCGGCCAGCGGCAGGGCAAGGAGGGCGAGTCTGACCGGCTTCTTCTTCATCGCACCCGCCTATCCGCGAAGGGTTGCCAAG